CTTATGGTGTATCTAGGTACAACTAGAGAACTAATAGAGGATACAATGGTGTTTAACAATATAGAGCATTGTAACTACTACGCTAGAGAGATAACTAAGAGATACAGCACACACGGTATAGCTCCTGAAGATAGGGTTGTAGCTTATTGTTTACCTAAAGTCAGGGAGCTAAAATGAGTATTACATATAGAGGTGAAAAGTTTGCAGGTTATAACAAGCCGAAGCGTACCCCTGATCACCCGAAAAAAAGTCATGCCGTACTTGCAAAAGAAGGTAAGACCATCAAGCTCATCAGGTTCGGTGAACAGGGAGCGAAGACCGCCGGGAAGCCAAAGTCAGGTGAAACCGATAAGATGAAAAAGAAACGTGCATCCTTTAAAGCAAGACACGGTAAGAACATTAAAAAAGGTAAATTAAGTGCAGCTTATTGGGCTGATAAAGTAAAATGGTAGCACGTATGTGTACTGCCTCTATTTGGAGATAAATTAATGATGAATAAAAAGAAAGCTGGTGCCTATATGGGTGGTGGCATGGCTAAGAAGAAAAAACCTATGGCAGCAACAGGTTACAAAGAGGGTGGTGACACTAAGAAAAAAGAAACCTTTGGTCAGGCGTTTAAACGTAACCGTAAAAAGTTTATGAATAGTGGCAGTGCTGCAGACTACACCTTTAAACACAATGGAAAGTCTTACAACATTCTTCAAAAGGGTGAGACTAAAGCTGGTGTAATGAAAAAGTTTTCTGCACCTAAGACATCTGTACGTCCTAAAGTACGTCCTGCTAAACCTGCTGGACCTAGTACTCAAAACAAACCAGACAATAAGATTTCAACACCTTCAAAAATAAATCGCACTGAAGCGGAAAAGAAAGCAGCGGCTGCAAAGCGTAAAGCTATACGCCGTTCTTCTGCTGCTAGTAAGACTTTAGGTACAGACCCTGCACCCCGTAAAGAAAGCGGCCCAATGTCAGCACGTGCTGTACAACGTAAAGCGGCTACACAAAAAGCAAGGCTTGGCCCTGTTATTCGTGGTGATGGTCCTCCTTCTAAACGTGCAGGAGATTCTGCTAAAGCAAAAGCTGCTAACAGTGCCAAAGTAAGAGCAGGACAAGCTAAGTTTAGAGATAGAACAGGTCCACAAAGCCGTGCACGTAATGTAACTTTTGCTGAGTGGAAGGGTATGTCTAGGGCTAAACGTAAAATGTTAGGTTTACCTGTTAGCTTTGCTGGTGGAGAGATAGGCTTTAAGAGACTCCGTAAAGGAATTACAGGAGAAGACTCCACAATGCGAACTAATAAATAAATTGCATAACGGGGTTGCAATCTTGTATGTAGTCCTGTAACATAAAGCATGGTATAACTATCTCTGGTAATACATAGAGGAGTTATACCATGTTTAAGAAATTTATCAAAGTACTACAAGAGAGCCAACAGCGCAGAGTACAATACTGGCAGTTACACAATATGTCAGATGCTGCGCTCAAAGACATTGGAGTCACACGTGGTGAAATCAAGCAGAAGTTCTACGGCAAAGACTGCATCTAAAGCGAAACCTAAGAGAGGCTACGCGAAGGGTGGGTCAACAGTAAATGCGGCAGGTAATTATACTAAGCCTACTATGCGTAAGTCTCTTGTCGCCTCCGTTAAGGCTGGCGGCAAAGGAGGAAAGCCCGGACAGTGGTCGGCTCGTAAAGCTCAAATGGTTGCCAAGCAATACAAAGCAAAAGGTGGAGGGTACACGTAATGAAAGTAGACGCACCTAAAGGTTATCATTGGATGAAACAAAAAGATGGCAGCTTAAAAGTAATGAAGCATGACGGTAAGTTTGTTCCTCACAAGGGGGCAAGCCTTACTGCTAACTTTGCTGTACAGAAAAAACACAATGCCAAGCAAAAGTAAAACAACTAAAGCAAAGAAAAAGCCAGCCGCCAAGATGAACTCTGGCGGTTTAGCTTCAAGTCAAAAAAGCCTTAAGTCGTGGACTAAGCAGGATTGGAGAACTAAAAGTGGTAAACCTTCTACGCAAGGTCCAAAGGCTACAGGAGAACGTTACTTGCCAGCTAGTGCTATTAAGGCTATGGATTCTAAGTCTTACGCTGCGTCTTCTGCAAAAAAGAGAGCAGATACAGCAAAAGGTAAACAGTTCTCTAAGCAGCCTAAGAAAGCGGCTAAAGCGTCTAGGGCGCACAGGAGAATAACGTGAGCAAAAAATTAAATGAAAAGCAACAACTCTTTATGCAGGTCTTGTTTGATGAGGCCCAAGGAGATGTTGTACAAGCTAAGAAGTTAGCAGGTTACTCAGATGGTACTGCTACACGTATAATAGTTGAAGCTTTAAAGGATGAAATCTTTGAGGCTACTAAAACTTATATGTCTAGGCTTGGCCCTAAAGCTGCTGTAGCTTACGGTAGTGCACTTATGGACCCTACACAGTTAGGCATTAAAGAGAAGATGGTAGCAGCAGGGCAGATACTAGATCGTGCTGGTGTTGTTAAAACTGAAAAGGTTGCTGTTGAGTCTAGTGGTGGATTGTTTATCTTACCACCTAAAGAGGGCAGTGATGCCTGACTTCTTTGCTGAAAACGACTTAGGCTTTTGGATGTTACCTAAGCCTGACAAGATGAAGAAGTGGGAAAGAATACCGAGGTTAGTCAAACCTGTGCCTTGGGGTTACGAGATAGACCCTGATAACAAAGAATGGTTAAATCCTATCGTTAGAGAACTAGAACTATTAGAGCTTGCAAAGAAACATTTAAAGCAGTATAGTTATAGAGAAGTTTCTGCTTGGTTAACTACGCAGTCAGGTAGAAGTATATCTCACATGGGTTTAAAGAAAAGAGTAGACATTGAGCGAAAACGTAAAACAGTTGCTAGAATTAAACGTGAGCTTGCCAAAAGGCTCCAAAAAGCCATCTCGCACTACGAAACGCTTGAAAAAGAAAGGGTCGGCTACTACACCCAAGCCAACTAAAAAAGTTTCACGTGAAACAAAACAGAAGGTTCCTGCTACTCCTATAGCTCAACCCTTTGATGTAGAGGAAGCGCAGAACATTGTCTTTAAACCTAACGCAGGGCCACAGACAGACTACTTAGCTTCTAGTGAACGTGAGGTTTTATATGGCGGGGCAGCGGGTGGAGGTAAGAGTTACGCTACACTAGCAGACCCTTTACGCAGTCTTAATCACAAAGACTTTAGTGGCTTGCTTGTACGCCACACTACAGAAGAACTTAGGGAGCTTATACAGAAAAGTCAAGAGTTGTACCCTAAAGCAATTCCCGGCATTAAGTGGTCAGAGCGTAAATCACAGTGGGTTACACCTAGAGGTGGGCGCATTTGGATGAGTTACCTAGATAAAGACCAAGACGTTATGCGTTACCAAGGACAGGCGTTTAACTACATTGCATTTGATGAGTTAACACAATGGGCTACACCGTTTGCGTGGAACTATATGCGCTCACGCTTACGTAGCTCCGCACCTGAGTTAGGCTTGTATATGAGAGCTACAACTAACCCCGGTTCTATTGGACATCAATGGGTTAAGAAGATGTTTATTGATCCTTCTAAACCTAACAAGCCTTTCTGGGCTACTGATATTGAAACAGGGGAACGCTTAGAGTACCCTAAAGGCCACACTAAGGCAGGACAACCTTTGTTTAAACGTAGGTTTATACCTGCTAGTTTGTTTGATAATCCGTATCTAGCTGACAGTGGTGACTACGAAACTATGCTTTTATCTATGCCAGAGCATCAACGCAAACAACTATTAGAAGGAAACTGGGATGTCAATGAGGGTGCAGCGTTCCCTGAGTTCAACAGAAAAATACATGTTGTTGACCCTTATGACATACCTAATAGCTGGACGAAGTTCAGAGCTTGCGATTACGGCTACGGCAGTTGGACAGGTGTTGTGTGGTTTGCTGTGTCTCCCTCAGAGCAACTGGTAATATACAGAGAGATGTATGTCACCAGAGTTACAGCTACAGACTTAGCTGATATGATCTTAGAAGCAGAGGCTGACGATGGCACCATAAGATACGGCGTGTTGGACTCGTCCCTCTGGCATAAAAGAGGTGACACTGGGCCTAGCCTAGCTGAACAAATGATTATGAGGGGCTGTCGCTGGAGGCCGTCTGATCGTTCAAAAGGGTCTAGGGTTTCAGGTAAAAATGAGATACACCGCCGTTTGCAGGTAGATGAGTTTACTGAGGAACCCCAACTCGTATTCTTTTCTACCTGCACCAACTCTATAGCGCAACTACCTAGTCTACCGTTAGACAAACGCAATCCAGAAGATGTTGATACAAATGCAGAAGACCACTTGTATGATGCTATACGTTACGGTATAATGACTAGACCACGAAGCTCCCTATGGGATTTTAATCCTGCAACACAGAGAAGCGGCTTTCAAGCTGCTGATCCTACATTTGGATATTAAGTATGGACCCTGAAGATTTTACAAACGACTTTGAACAGAACTTAGAATCTGCAGAATCGGCACACATTAAAGATGTTACTACTCAAGCTATGTCTGATCCTAAAGCAGGACACATTATTGAGTTAGTTATGAGTAAGTTTAAGAAAGCTGAAGATGCAAGGTATATTGATGAACAGCGTTGGATGGATGCCTATCGTAACTACAGGGGTATATACAATACTGAAGTACAATTTACTGAAGCTGAAAAGTCAAGAGTATTTGTAAAGGTTACTAAGACTAAAACACTAGCTGCTTATGGTCAAGTAGTTGATGTATTGTTTGGTAACAAAAAGTTTCCTCTTGCTATTGATCCAACTACACTACCAGAGGGTATTCAAGACTCAGTGCACTTTGATACCAACCCTCAAGCAGAACAAGGCGCAAG